TCTCACGCATGAAAGTATTGTCTACCGAGTTCATTTGGGTATCCGATTGGTTACGGAAGTACTCGTCACGTTGCTCGACAAACTCTACTGGGGATTTGCAAAGAATCAAACCACCGGTAACGATGTTGCCGGGAAAGTCTTTATTGGACGATCCAAACAATCGAATCTCGGGATGGTCAGATGCTTTCACGGGCTCCCAGCCCTCCTGAAGCTTTGAATTCAAGTTAGTCGGATCATCTTTGCCTAAAGTAGCGATACGAATCCAGCGAAACGCGTACCCATGTTCCGGCTTGGGATCAGGGAGAAGCTGGGGAGGTTTCCACCGCGTAGGACGGGCAGTAGCCTCACGAGTATCAAGTTCTCTACTTTTGCGAATTTGTTCAGTCATGCTTGTTTCCTCATTTCTTCAGCAACCTTACGAGCATAAAGTTCCAAAGGAACCCCAAGCCGCTTGGCGATATTTACCTGCGTTTGTGTAAGTACGATTTTTCTAGGCGCTGTACTACGTGAAGCCGGTGCTACAACATTTGACTTTGTTCGCTGAGATGGTTTCGCATCAGCGGGTTCCTCTGCAAATGCTTCAGGGAACCTTGCTTTCACTTCCTTGTCGATGACTTCAAAGTATTCTTTGCTGCCATTTTGAACTCCAGAATCCAGTACATCCTCATGGAGTGCAACCGCATACGCAGTCATACCCCGGTTCTTACCCCACCACGGATTGTTATCTATCCATGCTTGGGTATCAGGATGAATTTCAGATACTGGCGCGGGTTTTACTACAGTTTTTGGCTCTTGTAAAGGGGCGGGCTTAAAATTATTTACCTTGTCTGCCCGGATTGCGGCGGTAGTTAACTTTGCCTGCGCCTTAACGAGCCGATCAGTATCCCCGGATTCATAGGCGTCCTTATATTCCCGCTGGGCGCTATCAATCTCCGACTCCACCACTTTCTTGGCTTGTTCCAGTAAAGCTGTCTGGTTAGTAGCTAGGGAGCCCTGTAGGCGCTTATTCTCTTCTACAACCGCTTCAGCCATACGCAAGGCTTCTTCCCGCTCACGTATAGCTGTGTCCTTTGCCCGACGCTCCTCGTGGTAGCCCTTATTAATATGGGCCAGCCGGTCTTTGAGCTTCTGGTCAGAATACTTAGCCAACTCCTCGTCCGTTACCGGAGCCGGGGCCTCCTTCATAGGAGTGCGGTGTCTGTCAGCCGCAGGAGTATCGTCAACGACTTCAATTTCCGCTTCGGACTCGGGGGCTACTTGGGAGTTCTTCGCCTCGATTTCGTCAGGAAATTCAAATGTAGTTTGTTCTGTTGCCATGGTGACTCCTTAAGGACGTTGAATGCCGCGTGGGTCTTGCACAACTGCTTCTACAGACTCATCATGAATTAGCCGCCACTCAGTACCGTGGATTTTCATCCGCGTGCCGGTATTGGGCCTAGTAAGGATAAAGTCGCCTACCTTGCAGCTTGGGCCGCTTGGAAATCGCTTCTCGTCTTTGAAGGCGTCAGGCCCCATTTTTGCCACAAATAACACGGGGGACAGAAGTTCCTCGTGGTGCATCATTTGTGCTGTTTTTACCAACCCAATTCCAGAGTCGTTAATTTCTTCTTCGGCTTTTGGAACCATACACAACAAGTAATATGTTGCAGGGTCAGGTACCTGCTTGGCTTTTTCTTCTGGCTCAGTATTTAGAATTCCAGATAGATCAACCGCAGCGACATTAAAGTCTTTCATTTGTTTTCCTTACACGCATGGGGTTTGAGCGTATTTCGGCGGGTAACCCCAGATAAACCCATCCAAACTTAATCCTCCGCCCTTTGCAGGCGTTGCTCCATAGCTTTTACATAATTCATCGCTCGGGTTAACCCTAGCACCTGCCCACACAAATATTTATACTCCGAAAAATCTGTAGCGGCTCCATCCGAAACAACTTGGGATAACTGCTGGATGTCCTCATCCATCTGCTTAATCAGCAGGCTCATTGCGTCATTGCTCATTTACACTACCCCCCGCTGCCAGTTTCTGTTGCTGCATTTGATCCTTGTGCATCATGCCCTGTTGATGTAGCTGGGCCTGTTGCTGTTGGGCTTGGGCCTGTTGCTGTTGGGCTTGGGCTGCTTTTTGAGCATTAATCTGAAGCTGTTGCTGGTGCATCTGCTCAGCCTGCATTGCTTCCCGCTCAATCTGCATTGGGTCGATGCCGCTCTTGTCCGCATCCAAAGCCAAGCGGGCTTGAGCAAGTGCTATGTCCGCGTCGATTTTCCTAGCTTTACTGTCAGCTTCCTGCTTCTTAATTTGAATTTCTTGCATCTGCATCTGGATGATCGGGTCTTGCATCTGCTGCTGGGCTTGAGCCTGAGCCGCTTGAGATTTATTCATCTGCAACAACTGCTGCGATGCCTGCGCCACAGCGCGTGACAACTCGACCTCCAACTGAGGTGGAAGCTCAACGTCCGGCTTAGGCAACGGGGCCCCAAGGCGCTCCTCAATCTTAGACCTGTACAGGAACCCGAGGTGTTCTGCAATATGAGCCTGAATTGCCGCCTGCATCTGCTGGGCCATCGGGCTCTGACCGATCTGCGCGGCTATCATCGGGTCTTGCATGAATGTCGAATGCACCGCGATATGGGCCTCATGGTCTTGGTAGATAAACGCTTGCGTAGGCTTACCCTTAAGGAAGGCCATGTTCTCGCTGATCGGATCACGCGGCTTCTGGTCGTCCTCAATAGGCACGATCTTGTCGGCGTTCTTAACCCCCAACACCTCAATCATCTGGCGATGTAGGTACGGTAGGTTGTAAATATTGGGAGCCTGAGCAGACAGTTGGGTAATCGCCTGATACTGCATGATCCGCTGCGCCATTGTGCTGCTGTTGGGATCACTGACCGGGATAATCTCAACCAAGTCGTAGTCCGACTGCTTAGCTTTACGGTTCCCGCCTTCGGGCTTGTATTTGTACTCTTGCGGCGTATGGTCACGGATCAGCGCCTTGAGCAGCTTGAACTCCTGCTTCATCGAGTAGTGAACCCGCGCCTGCACCGCGCTCATGGTCTTAAGCTGGCGCTCCAACAACGCCAGAGTCGTACCTACCGGAGCGTTCGCACCCATGTCGCTGATATTCAAATCAGCAATCGACCCTAGACGGCGACCTTCTTCGGTGATTTGGTTAAGCAGCGCCGCCAGAACTTGCGACGGTTCTTTATACGGAAGCGGCATGATGTTGTCACGGATTGACCCCGATGCAACGTCAACGTCCCGGAATTCGCCCGGTGCAATAGGCGTATCGTCACCCTTGACCCGTAGCCCACGGGCTTTCATCCCTCCGGGCAGGTTACTCAGCGTGCCCGCATCTACCAACTGACGAATTAGGGAAGTGCCTGCGCGTGCATAGCCGCCGATCAAATGGATCAACCCAAGGCCGTAGGCCCCAAACCCCGGTACGTAGGTGTACTGTACGAAGTGCTGGCGCTTTAGTTTTAACTTGTCGTCCTCTTCCCAGTTACGGCGTATAGCCAGAATCTCGGTGCTACTACGGTCAATAGTGACCACATACGGACGCGCCACCCCGTCCTTGTCCTCGTACCCCGGCATGTCGTAGTCAACGTGGACTTCATAAACTTGGTACCGGTCATCATCGGTCAGGGAGTAGCCTTGCCCTTCAGCTTTTTTCTTTTCTACATCAGTGTGAGTATTGTCCGGCTCACCAAGCTCAACGTCCCTGTAGAAGCCCGCCACCTGTAGGCGTTTAATCTCATTCTTGGTCTTACGCATGAGGTGCGTAACACGCTCCGCAGTCTGCGCACTGGACGCGCCATACGGGATGATGAGGTCTTCGGCTGGGATAAACATCGCTGTCTGACGCCCCAACGCTGGGTCGAAGTACACTTTCTTAAACGCCGCGCCTGCCAAGCCAAGGTTGTACAGCATGCGTTCATGCTCGGGCCGGTATTCAGGCATCTCCTCAGTCAACTGGTAGTTCATGTCCTCCCGGACACGATCCGCAGCTTCTGCCGTCTCGGGGGTGTCTTCCCCAATAATCTGTGTCTTAACTGGGCCCTGCGCTGGGAAACTTTCGGTGATGGTTTCTGACTGGAACCTGATAGCCGCTTCAGTAAGTATGGTGGAGAACACCCCGCATGCACCGTTCCACGGCTCAGTGCGCTCTTCGTAGTTCATACCAAGGACTTCCAGCCCCTTGACATACATCTCAACCCAGTCTTTGCGTGACTGGATATCGGCGTCAATCAATTCAATAAGCTCAGAGCCGAGTAGTTGCAACTCGCTCTCTTCCATGACTTCAGCTAAGTTCTCGTCAAACTCGCCCTCACCGTGGGGCAGAATCTCAATCTCCATACCCCCAGTATTAATCTTAACGCTATCAGGATTCTCCACCTCAATCTCAATTGGGTCGTCAACGCCTTCGTCAATGCCCATCGGGGCTTGGTACAGGGAAGGGCTCATGCTATTGGTAGCCATATTAATTCCTTAAAAGTGTTCCTAATAATACGCAGGGCGACGGTTACTACGGAAAAACTGTTCGTCTTCGGGATCGCTCTTCATGGTAAGTAGTCCACCCTTACGAATACGTATTAGCGCCAACGTCATGGTGTCAACCTCGTCGTCATGTTCCCCAGCAGGAAACGCTAGTATTTCTTCTACTGTGGTTGCTGCCCAGCTAGTCTCGGGAAACCACACATGCCCGGAGGCAAACATGTCCGCCACGGAGTTCAACCGTGCGATCTTATCCTGTCCTTTCCCCGGACTAAAATCCTGCACAAAAATACCTGATCGGCGCATCTCGTCGATAAGCGGCTGTCCGCTGGCCTTAGCCTCCACGATCACACTGTCCGGCTCCCAGTTGGCAAACTGTTCATGGGCCATGATTTTCAGCTCAGGGAACTCGTACTTACCCTTGACCGAGTTAAGCAGGATCACATTATTACTGTTGTCCTCCTCGCTTGTCCACGTACCCCACGTATGGCACACGGAATAGTCTGACCGGTTATTAGTAGTAAGGGCGGTATCGTAGGACTGCACAATAAAGTCGATTGTCGGCGGGTCTTTCTTCCCCCACCATTTAATCCACTCCCGCTTAATGATCGCAGCCTCCGACGCGGTGGGGTTCTGCTGATATTGCGCATACCACTGCCACATAATGTGGTGCATCGACGCCCGAGTTTGCTGCAAAGACTCAATTGACCACTGCTCAGGCCATATTGACTTCTCGTTTTCGGTGTTTTCGTTAAGAATCGCAGGAAATTCAAAGGCTTCGTAGACATCGCCGCCCTCGTTGACCGCAGAATCCTTTAAAAGCCGCCCAATCAAGTCCCGCTGGTGCCAGCGCGTGTGCAAAACGCATATTTTCCCGTTAGGCATGAGGCGAGTACGCAGGCCCGCACTAAACCACTCGTATGTAGCGTCCAATGAGGTGGTATTGCCCGACTTAATGTCCTGTTCGGACAGCGGATCGTCTGCAATTATGAGGTTAGCACCCCGTCCGGCCAGCGCACCCCCCACTCCAATAGAGAAATACTCGCCCCCACGGGTGGTGTTCCACTGTCCCGCCGCCTTGGCGTCTGATGCAATGGCAGTTGCCGGGAAAATAGCCTTGTACTCAGGCGTATTAATCAGATTTCGCACCTTGCGGGCCATCACCAACGCCAGATCAGCCGTGTGGGAGGCCACAATCACCTTATGGTCAGGGTGCCGACCCAAATACCATGCCGGGTAGTAGATAGAAATCATCTGGGACTTACCCATACGGGGTGCCATCGACACCGCGATCCTACTTTTTATGTCCTGCTCCACATCCATGAGCAGGGAACCTAGGCGTTTTAGGTGAGTACCAAATTTATACGGTTTGTCGATAGCCGCAATAAACGCAAGGAAGTCATCACGGGCCATCTGCACCCGCTTGCGCTCCTCAATCTCGTCAAACATAACCAGTAGTTCTGCCGCTTCATTGTGCGGCATGTTCCTGATGATCTTCTCGATCATCGCTTTGGATAGCTCCATTACCCCACGACCTCTGTAATATCTAATCGCATGGGCGATGATCTGGGCGTCGGGTCAAACTCCCCCGCCTCAACCACCCGAGTAAGCCGCTCCCGCAGGAGTTGCTCCAGTTCTTCCGTTGGCCGGTGGCGCATGGTGATTTCTGACTTGTCCGTGAACAGCCCGACATCACTGATTTTGCCCAACATCTCCAACGCCTTCAGGCGAATACGCGGGTCAGCATTGTCCGAGTCAAGGATTAACTTGTTTGTTATATAGGTACGCAGTTGTACCGCAGACTTGACCACCACATGGTCGTACTCTTGCAAGAGCCCAGCAAGGTGGGCAACTACTCCGGGGCGGGCTAGGTCTTCGTCGGAGGCCCGCTGGTGTCCAGCAAATATGTCGCGGGATACTTCTTGCTCACGCTTAGAAACTTCTTGGGGTATCGAGTCAGTATCGACCAAAGACGCAATGGCAGCAGCCACCCTGTCTTCCAGAGACTCAAAAGTTGGGAGAAAATCCGCAACGGGGATATCGTAATCTACAGATACAGTGTACATGGCGAGTTGACGCAGCCTAAGTTGGGCGGAGTATATGCGATATTTTTTGGGGGTAGGCTTTTATTTTTGTACCGGGGGGTCTCCTATTTTGAGGGGGGTGGGGGTACTGTATAGGCATACAGTAGTTTCTGTGGGATTGTGGTTCGTTTGTCGATCACTCAGTGTAATAGCGCACGGCGGAGTCCCATTACAGATTGGGCGGGTGGGGATGGGGTGGGTCAGCGGGGCTGGCGTCTAATGGTTAGACGTTTGATTAATTCTAATGGAATAGATATAATCGGGCTATGGCAAATTCGCCATACTTAATGAAAGCTCAAAATGAAAACCGTATTTATCCCTTCGGACATTTCTGCCGCTACTATTGCAGCATTCGGCAAAGCCCATAACCTTGCCGTTACTACCGGTGCGAAAATTATCGCTATTCAGGACAAAGCCGTTCAATTGGTATTAGATACCATGGTTGTTAATGCCGATAAACCTAAGGCCGAATTCTTAAAGGGTAATGCCCGTTCAAACCCTGCGCGTGCGCAGATAGCCGAATTGTTCGCGGCCTTGGTAGAAAAGGACTACATCAAGGCAAAATCCGCTGCGCAGTATCAATCCTGCTTTTGGCTTGCGTTTGAAAATGGCGTGCCATTCTCGCGCAGTTTGATAAACGAAAAAGCCGCTACCAAAAAAGCCGAAGGCGCGAGCAAAGCCACTGCAACCCCCAAGGCCGGAAAAGTGGAAAGCACTACACGCGCCGAATTAGATAAAACATTGTCCAAGGCTATCAAACAAGCCCGTTTGCTTGGGTTGACTGAATTTGCGGCATGCGTGCTTGACCAGTGTATTGAATCATTGGATGCCTTCAAAGAAATCGAATAAGGGTTTACCCTTACCATCGAGCCCGCTTCGGCGGGCTTTTTTGCGCCCGTTGATTTCCGCACTATCCGTGCGGATGGCGTCATAGTAGTGCGACTGCGGGCGAGCGGGCGAGCGGGCGAGCGGGCGAGCGGGCGAGCGAGGGCATCGGGCGGGGCTGGCAGGGGGAACCCTTCGTGGCGACGAAACTTCTAACGATTAGAACATTGGCGCGTCATAGTTGCCGCGCGGGCGGGGCTGGTTACAAAACTTGTTACGCGTGTTACGAAACTTGTTACAGGCAAACTTCTAACAATTAGAATTACCATGATGGCAGTAGGGTTTGTTACACGTGTTACAAAAATACTTGACATGTTACAAAACTGCTTGTAACAAGGAATGCATGCAAGTGCCTATACAAATCAATGAGTTACAGAGAGAGAGAGAGATATAATATATATATTTTATTGTTGTTACAGGTGTTACAGGCTTTTTAGGCCTTTTTTCAAAAATTCAATCTGTCCGCACCCACTTACAGAAAACTAAATATGGAGCGATGAAAATGCACCGTTTTGGTGATTCGCGGACATATTAGGGCGGATGGGGGCGTTTATACCCTAAAACCCCGTAACAGCCGTAACAAGCAATTTTCCAAATTCTAAGTCGTTGATTTATAAGGCGATTCCCGTTACAGCCATTTTTGTAACAAGCCCCATTTCCTTGTAACATGCGTAACAAACCCTACCACCATCATGGTTATTACCCCTAAAACGCTCCAGAATTAGTTATCTAAACACTTGACAAACCCCCTGCAATCTGCTAGAATAGACCCCTCGACTTGGATATCGCTCCAATCACGGCAACCCCCTACCTACATTCGGTGCCTGCTCTTTAAAAATTTATTGGCTATGTTTGGTAAGTTCTAACCATTAGAACTTATCGGACTCAAACAAACCGCCGCTGGTCATTGCGACCGGAAACTACATAGAAGGAATGAGACCTGAGGCAGGCTTTGCGATATCTCCCTGAGTGAATAGGCGTAGGGTAGCCAGTCCCTGCATGCAACGGTGTAGCCCCATAGGCCGAGGTCAGGTGGGCGATAGCTGCATGCAATACAGACGTTAACTACTTAAATGGGCGGGCTTCTCAGGCTAATCCCCTGCGAACCCTAACGTGCGGAGAGTATCGGGTCGGACAACGCCTACCACTTACATATACGGGGGCACATAAGACGACGATTGATACCGCACTAGGAACACGAACCCCTCACGGGGAATAAGCGTGAACGACAAACCCTATCGTAGTCCACCAGCACCTAGCTGGGGCAACAGCCCTCAATACCAGAGGGCCTAGCGTATAGGGCATTCTGTGCCCTATTCGATAGCAGCCGCTATCTTCTAACCATTAGAACTTAAGGAAACTATATGACCGAGTATCAGACAACCAAATCCCAAACCCTTGCAGACATAGCCATTGCCGTGTGCGCCGCAGTATCCATCATGGTGGGCTGGGGCCAAGAAGGCTGGCTGTTCAATCTAGCCCTGATATGGGGCGGGATGTGTGCAGGGTACATCGTGACTATTTATTTAAACCAAGGAAACTACCATGAAAACAAATGAACTAACCGGAGCCGCTCTTGATTGGGCAGTAGCGAAGTGTGAGAAAGAAGCGGGTATGAATGTCAGGGAAGGTTACGGCGGCTCACTACTAGTCGTAGACGCCAACGATTTTGGCGCACCTGCGAACTACTCAACCGACTGGTCACAAGGTGGGTCAATCATTGAGCGGGAGAAGCTGTGCCTTGACATTGATTCCGCAGGCGTATGGTTGTCGTGGACAAAACAAAACTACGATGATGAACCGCGCCACATGGTAAGCGGCCCCACACCCCTGATCGCAGCTATGCGCTGCTACGTAGCCAGCAAGCTCGGGGATAACGTAGAACTACCTGAAGGACTGAAATGAAAACCAATGAACTAACAGGAACCGCTCTTGATTGGGCGGTGGCGAAGTGCGAGGGGTTGCTAGCCATTCACGGTGGGAATTTGCAAATATACCGTGGGCAGCTAAAAGTTCACCCTTCCAGTCTTGGCACGGTTTACACACCATCAACCGACTGGGCACAAGGCGGGCCGATTATTGAGCGCGAAGGAATCACGGTTATTCATATCGGCGAGGATTGGGAAGATACGTGGCAAGCCAGAAAAGGCGACGGGCATTGGCAGGGTTATTTAAGTGGGGGGCAAACACCCCTTATCGCAGCAATGCGATGCTACGTTGCCAGCGAGCTGGGTGTCGAGGTAGATGTACCAGAGGAACTGACATCATGACCTATGAAAAAATATGTGCCCTATTAGCGGTACACAACCTTCATTCTGCGGGAGTACCAGTCAAAGAGATTGCCCGTCAAGCAAAGAAACACCCCAGCACGATACGCCGCTGGTTAAGGAAGCTGAAATGACAACCTATATCGTAGAACTCAAGCGCCTATCGTATGTTGACCTGACCATTGAAGCTGACACGCCCGAGCAAGCCGAGACCCTAGCATGGGAGAGGGTTGAGAGCGGGTCGGTATCTGACGGCGTTGCCGACTGGACGCTCAGTGACATATACGAACTGCCGTATGAACTAGACCAACCGAGCCGTGAAGGCTAAACCTCTAACCATTAGAACATTTGTGTAGACAATTAAGGAAACATTATGAACACGTATGACAAACTCGAATACCACTTAGACACCCACCAATACACTCGTGGGCAATACAAGGGCGATGCCCCTGCCGACAAGTCAAAGCGCGGACGTAGCCATCACCGCGTAGTGCAGCGCAGTCAATTCATGGCTATCAGATTCCACAACACGGACATTGTGCGGGCTTACCCCGATGGGCGCGTGATGATTGATTGCAACGGGTGGGTAGCAAAGTCCACCACTGCGATGGCACTGCGGGACGCGGCATTGTTTATGCCGTTCCACTACTCGGTGTTTAACCGTAGCATCATGAGCCTGAGTCAGACGGTGCTGCGCACCCGATATGGCACCATGGTCAAGTACTATGATGGGATTACGATGGACGGCGAGGGCAAGGTCATCACCCCGTTGCGCCCGTTCGAGGCGCGGCGTATCGACAAGGCAGAGTCCAAAGAATTCATGGATGCAGTCGAGGCATCGGGGTTCAAGGACATGTTCAAGTTGTTGTACGCCACGGTGCAGCCAACTTACAGACTTGTTCTCGTAGTCCAGCACCGCAGATTAAGTGACATCCTGACAGACCCCGAGCATGCCGCAGACTGGCCCCACATCATCGCCAAGTACAAGTACGAACAGCGGTGGTTAGGTATTGGGGGTAAACGGGGATGGGTAGAGGTAGGCAGCGCCCAAACCTGCTGGTCACGCATCATGTCCGACTGCAAACGCAGTATGTACAACACAGTAAGCACGGAGGTAGTAAGCATCAAGTAAGCCATACCATTTATCCTCTCAAACTTCTAACCCTTAGAACTTCTATTTATTTTTAGGACACATCATGAAAGTCAATCATTCTCAATCCGCTACGCTCATTCAGTCCATCGGTGCTAACAACACCATCCTGCTGCGGGGGCAACCCGGCATCGGCAAGTCCGATGTATTCAAATCCCTGCGTTCATCCCTGCCTACCCATCACTTCTGCTATATCGACGTAGCTAACCTAGACCTCGGCGACCTTGGAATGCCGGTCATTGACCGTGAGACCATGACCACTAGCTACGCACCCAACGTGCGCTTCGGTGTCAGTAAGAATCAGACCAAGCCTGTCGTGCTTATGCTTGACGAACTAGGTAAAGCGTCCCGCCCTGTCATGAACATGCTGCTGCCGGTTGTGTTAGAGCATCGCATCGGTGACGTTAAGTTACCCAAGGGTTCGATTGTGTTCGGTACTACTAACCTAGATACCGATGGCGTGGGCGACAACATCCCTGCACATGCGTTCAATCGTATGACCGTGGTAACAATGGCTAACCCTACTTCCGAAGAGTGGCTGCAATGGGCTGCGGGTAACAACGTAGCGCCTGAGATTATGGCGTTTGCACATCAGACGCCTGAGATATTCGACTGCTACACCGACCTCGATGCCAAGACCAAGAACCCGTACATCTTCAACCCAATGACTGGCAACACTAAGGCATTCTGTTCGCCCCGTTCGCTGGTCAAGGCGGGCAACATCATCAGTCAACGTGCGGTGCTAGGGGATGCTACCCTGCCTGCACTGGCGGGCACTATCGGTGAGTCGGCGGCTCGGCAGATGGACGCGATTATCAACATGGCTGACCAGTTGCCATCGTTCAAGGCTATATGCCTATCACCTAGCACGACCAAGGTGCCCAAGACTGCCGGGGCTCTGTTCCTCATGGCCTTCATGCTGGCTGGCAAAGTGACCGAGGACACGATGGACGCGGTGATGGAGTATGCCCATCGTATGAGTGCGGAGTCGTTCGAGGCGCATGCGCTGTTCGTTATGTCGCTGGCTACCAATAACGCCAAGGTAGGTATGGCATGCCGTAACCGTTCGTTTACTACTGCCGCCGCCAAGCTCGGTAAGTTCTTCTAAGGATGACTCTTTTC